GGTTTAGAAAATACAAAAAAAAAACTTTTAAAAATAATAAAAATGTAAAAAAAAATAAACGGTTTAGTCAAAAAAAACTTTATAATCTTTTAGGTGTCCAAGAAGATATTTTTTTATTAAAAAAACATCCAAAATTTTCAAAAAAGTATAAAGGCGGATATTTAGCTGGAAAAGCAAATATTAATTATATTCCATTAAATAAATATCCAAGTGATATTTCAAGACAAATGCAACCTGCGAGAGGTGGTGGAACAAAAAAGAATAAAAAAAGAATAAGAAGAGGTGGAGGATTTATGCAAGAAATTTCTAATTTTGGACAAAATGCAATGTTTAATCTAAAAAGTGTATCAAACACATTAAATGGAAATCCATCACCAGTAAATCCATTTCCAACGGAACAAAATCAAATTCAAAATGATTACATAAAACAATGAAACAAAATTTGAATTTACCATATTTTTTTATGTTTATATAATATTAATATGTCAATCTTAAAAGATTTTAAAACTTTATGTCCTCCATCATTATTATATTTTTCATTTTCTTTAATTGGTTTATTTCTAATTTCTTTACAAAATTTATTTAATTCAAAAAAATATTGTTTAGGAAATTTTTATTCAATAGTTCCAAGCACATTTATAATTTTTGTAATTAAATTTATTTTTATTGTTTTTTGGACTTGGATATTAAATTTAATTTGTAAAAATAATTATCAATGGTTATCTTGGTTATTGGTTTTATTTCCTTTTATTGTATTTTTTATCATTATACTTATTTTAATTCAATCAAATATTATGATAATGAATAAAAAGAGCTATTAAATAATGTATTTATATATTATGAAAATGAAAAATAATACAAAGTATACAAAAATAAAAAATGGATTACGTTATGAAAAAAATGGATGGACTTATATTTCAATTCAAGGAGACCCAAAAGAAAGAGGTTATGCTTATGGTTTTCTTATTGGCAAAGATTTTGAAGAAATAATTAAAACATTACAATTTTTATCAATGGAAGAATTTGGAAAAGAATGGAGTTTTTTTATTGAAAATTCAATCATTTTATATAATGAAAAAATAAAAAAAGAATTTAATGAATTATATCTTGAATTTGAAGGAATGGTTGAAGGATATAAAGATGCTGGAGTTTCAACAACAATTGATGAAATTATTGCTTGGAATAATTATTTTTCTTTAACTGGAAGCTGGTATCCTAATTTAACTGGAAATGTTGGACGCAGTGAAGGAGGATCAAGTGAAAAATGTTCTGCTTTTATTTGTAATGGAGATTATACTGTTGATGGAAAAATAGTTTCAGGACATAACAATTTTTCACAATTTGCAGACGGTCAATATGGTTGTCAAGTTTTAGATATAAAACCAAGTAAAGGACATAGAATGTTAATTCAAGGTGTTAAAGGTTGGACTTGGAGTGGAACTGATTTTTTTGTTTGTAGTAGTGGTATTTATGGAACTGAAACAACAATTGGTGGATTTATTCCTTTTGAAAATAATATTCCTATTTCTTGTAGAATTAGAAATGCAATGCAATATGGAAATACAATGGATGAATATGTAAAATTATTATTAAAAGATAATTCAGGTGATTATGCTAATTCTTGGTTATTTGGAGATTTTAATACAAATGAAATAATGCGTTTTGAATTAGGTTTAAAATATCATAATGTTGAAAAAACATCAAATGGATATTTTATTGGTTGTAATGTTGCTTTTGATGATAAAATAAGAAATTTAGAATGTGTTAATACTGGATTTAATGATATTCGAAGACATAATGGTTCAAGAAAAGTAAGAATTCCGCAATTAATTGAAAAATATAAAGGAAAAATTGATTTAGAAATTGGTAAATTAATTATGGGTGATCATTATGATGTATATTTAAATAAAGAAAATCCCTGTTCCAGAACCATATGTTCCCATTATGATAATGACCCACGAGAATTTGTTTCTGACCCTTCAAGACCTTTACCATTTCAACCACGAGGTGCTATTGATGGAAATCTAATAAATACTGAACTTGGTAAAAATATGAGTTTTCTTTTGAAATATGGTCGTTCGTGTGATATTCCTTTTATTAAAGAAGAATTTTTTAAAAAAAATCCTCAATGGATAAGATATGAACCTTATATTAAAAGTAGATTAAACCAACCGTGGACTTTATTTAAAATTACTAATCAAAATAAAATATCTAATGATAAAACTAAAAAAAATAGAATAATAATAAAGCACGGTAAAACTAAAAAAAAATCGACAAAAAAAATATAATTAACATTTTTATTTATCGAAAATATTTATTATCTTATTAATTTATTTTTGATAGTATAAGTTTTCATATATTTTTGCATATATTCTTTTTTAGCTTGTTTTTTGTCTTTTTCAGTAATATATTTTAATGGTCTTCCACGTGGAAATTTAATAATTGGTTTAAAATTATCACTAATCATACACAGTTCATTTAAAGTTTCCAAATATTCACTCAAAAATATTTCTTCTAAAAATAAAATATCAAACATTATTTTTTATATACGATAATGATAAGATTTTTATCTTTATATTTATTTTTTATTAATTACAAGAAATAAAAGAAGTAAAATAAGTTATAAAATATAAAAATATATAAAAAATATAAAGATTTTACATAAAATATATAATGTCAATTAATATTGATAAAATAATATATATTAATTTAAATAAAAGAGAGGATAGAAGAGAAGAAATAGAAAAGGAATTACAAGATTATAGTTTATCTTTTGAAAGATTTGAAGCAATTGAAAAAAATTATGGTTTGGGTTCTTTAATGAGCCATCTTGAAGTTTTAAAAATAGCAAGAGAAAGACAATATAAAAATATTTTAATATTTGAAGACGATTTTCAATTTATTGTTTCAAAAGAAAAAGTTGAAGAAGAATTATCTAATTTATTTGATAGTAATATTGATTTTGATGTTTGTTTTTTAATTAATGGTGCATTCAAAATTGAAGATATAGAAAATTATTCGTTTATTAAAAGAACAACTCATTCAAGCACAGCATCTGCTTATATCGTTAAACAACATTATTACGATACTTTAATTGAATTATATGAAGAAAATGTTCCTCTTTTAGAAAGCACAGGATTACACTGGTTATATACTAATGATAAATGTTGGGACAAATTACAAATGAAAGATAAATGGTATTTATTTACAAACCCATTCGGAAAACAACGTCCAGGATATAGCGATAATTCACAAAGTTATACAAATTATGATGATTTATTTAACCTTAGTTAAATTAATTGATAAGATTAATAATTATTTCAATAAAAATTTGTTATCATCATATTTAAAAATATTTAAATTAGTTGATAAATAATTCCAATTAATATATTCTATATTTGTTTCCAATAAATGAATTGCATTTAAATTCTCGGATAAATAATCCCAATTTATTTTATTTGGATTATCGAGTAATATTTCCATTGCATTAATATTTGAAGATAAATAATTCCAATTTATTTTATCTTTATTTTCTTCTAATAAGTGAATTGCATTTGAATTTAATGAAAGTATATCCCAATTAATTTTATCTTGATTTTCTTCTAATAATTCGATGGCATTTTCATTTCCTGATAAATTATGCCAATCAATTTTATCTTTATTTGCTTCTAATAATTCGATTGCATTTAAATTTGATGAAAGCATATTCCAATTTATTCTTTTAGGATTTAATTCCAATAAATGTATTGCATTTGTATTTTTTGATAAATAATCCCAATTTATTTTTTTAGGATTTAATTCCAATAAATGTATTGCATTCGAATTTTCTGATAAAAAACACCAATTTATATTATTATAATTTTTTTCTAATAATTCTATCGCATTTATATTTGCAGACAAATAATGCCAATTTATTTTATTAAAATTTTTTTCTAATAATTCTATTGCATTTATATTAAGAGATAAATATTCCCAAATAATTAATTCTTTATTTTTTTCTAAAAAATCTATTGCATTAATATTTGTCGATAAAGAACATAAATTTAATTTTTTTTTATTTACCCAAGAAAGAATTTCCATTGTTATTTTCTTTTAATGCTTCGCTTTTTTTTATTTATTATCATTATTTTAATATCATTATTTTAATATCATTTTTTATTTTTATTGGATAAAAAAAAGCAAAGCATTAAAAGAAAAAAAAAGAAAAGAAAATAAATGTTTAATAATTATAATTATATAAAAATATGATTATAATTATATATTAAATGACAAATACTTTTTCTTGGGAATTAATTGATAAAATGTTTACAGATAATCCATATTTGCTTGTAGAACATCATTTAAATTCATATAATGATTTTTATAATAATGGTATATATAAAATTTTTAAAGAAAATAATCCATTAAGATTTATTGAAAGAAATGAAGAAAAAGAAAATGAAGTATTAAGTGAAATATTAATTTATATGGGTGGTGAAAATGGGAATGAAATATTTTTTGGAAAACCAATTCTTTATGATAATAATACAAAAAAATATATGTATCCAAATGATGCAAGATTAAAAAATTTAAATTATAGTATGACAATTCATTATAATATAACTTGTCATTATATTTTTTATGATAAAAATGAAAATAAAAAAGTTGAAAAAATAAAAAAGTTGGAAAAAATATATTTGGGAAAGTTTCCAATTATGTTGCATTCAAATATGTGTATTTTGAAAGATTTGCCCCGTGAAGTTCGTTTTAATATGGGTGAATGTGTTAATGATTTAGGGGGGTATTTTATAATTAATGGGAAAGAAAAAACAATCGTTTGTCAAGAAAAATTTTCGGATAATATGATTTATGTCAGAAAACATATAAAAGATAAATTATGTTCTTATGATAATAATGAATGTTTAGCTAAAACTGGAGAGATATATATTTGTTCTTCTGAAATTAGGTCAGTTAGCGAGGATCCATCAAAACCAATACGTTATTCATCTGTAAGAATTGTAACTCCAACATCAAAATTATCAAATAAGCAAATAGTGGTTGATATTCCAAATGTAAGAAAACCAGTTCCGCTTTTTATTTTAATGCGTGCATTAGGAATAATATCAGATAAGTCTATTATTGAATGTTGTTTATTAGATTTAGAAAAGAATGAAAGTATGATAGATTTATTTATTCCGTCGATACATGATGCAAATCGCATTTTTAATCAAGATGTTGCTTTAAAATATATTTCTTATTTTACTAAACGAAAAACAGTAAGTGCAACATTAGAAATATTAATGAATTATTTATTACCACATATTGGAGAATTAAATTTTTTAGATAAAGCTTATTATATTGGTTTTATGGTTTATAAACTATTAAGAGTTTATACTAAAAAAGAAGAAGAAACAGATAGAGATAATTTTAAATTTAAAAGGGTTGAATTATCAGGTGATTTAATATATGAATTATTTAGAGAATATTATTTGATACAAAAACGAAATATTGAAAGAATAATTGATGAAGATTATTATTTCCATAAAATAAAATATCAAGATGCAAATATAATGTTATTAATTGAAGATAATTATCAAACTATTTTTAAAGAAAAAATAATAGAAGATGGATTTAAAAAAGCATATAAAGGAAATTGGGGAGCAACATCAAGAACAAAAAAATTAGGAGTAGTTCAAGATTTAAATCGTTTATCTTGGAATTCTTTTATTTCACATTTACGAAAAATTAATTTAGATATACCATCCACAGCAAAATTAGTTGCACCCAGATTATTAAATAGTTCTCAATGGGGAATTATTGATCCTGTTGATACACCTGATGGAGGAAATATCGGAACACATAAACATTTATCAATTGGAGCAATAATAACAAGTGGTTATTCGGTTTATCCTTTTATTAATTGGTTAAAAATTAATTTCAATATAAAATTGATACAAGAATGTGATAATAAATTATTATCAAAATATACAAAAATATTTATAAATGGAATATGGTTAGGAATATATGAAGAACCAAATGAATTTGTCTCCAAATTAAAATTATATCGTCATAATGGAATCATTCCAATTTATACGAGTATAACATTTAATATTGAAAGTAATATTATTTACATTAATACAGATTCGGGAAGATTAATGCGTCCATTATATTATATTGATAAAAATACAAATAATTTAGCATATCAAAATAAATATTTAAATAAAATATTTGAATCAGGAAAATATAGTTGGGAACAATTATTAACTGGATTTTTAAAAAAAAACAAAGAAAATTTTAATATGAAAAAAAATATAATTTATAATTTAGATGAATTATACGGAAGTATTATTGAAACCGATATTTTAGAAAAAAATAAAGGAATTATTGAATATTTAGATACAATGGAAGAAGAAGATACTTTAATTGCAATGAAATATGATGATTTAAAAAATAATTCTTATTTTACACATTTAGAAATTGACCCATCATTAATTTTGGGTGTTATGGGAAATCAAATACCATTTCCTGAATGTAATCAATTACCTCGTGATTTATTTTCTTGTGGACAAAGTAAACAAGCAGTAAGTCTTTATAATACAAATTATCCATTAAGAATTGATAAAATGGGTGTTGTGTTAAATTATGGTGAAATTCCATTAATTAAATCAAGATATTTGAAATATTTTAATAATGAAGAAATGCCATATGGAGTTAATACAATTGTTGCGATTATGTCTTATACAGGTTATAATGTTGAAGATGCTATTTTAATTAATAAATCAGCAGTTGATAGAGGATTATTTAGAACAACTTATTTTACAAGTTATCAATCATATGAAGAAAGTTCAAAAGTATCCGGAGAAAATATTAATTCATTTTTTTCAGATGTTATGTCAAAAAATGTTAAAAATATAAAAAAAGAATCCGATTATTCTTTTTTAGATGAATATGGATTAATAAAAGAAAATATACCTGTTAATGATAAAACTGTATTAATTGGGAAATTAGTTTCGGGTTCTTCAATAAATAATGATAGTTATAGCGATAGTTCAACATTACCAAAAAAAGGGCAATTGGGATTTGTTGATAAATCTTTTATAACAGAAGGAGAAGAAGGATTTAGAATAGCCAAAATACGTATTCGTGAAGAAAGAATACCCGCCATTGGTGATAAGATGGGTTCAAGAATAGGACAAAAAGGAACAATTGGATTAATTATTCCAGAAGAAAATATGCCTTATACAAGTGAAGGAATACGTCCCGATTTAATAATAAATCCTCACGCTTTACCGAGTAGAATGACAATAGGTCAATTAATTGAAAGTTTATTTGGTAAAGTGTGTAGTATGTATGGTGCTTTTGGAGATTGTACCGCATTTTCTTATAATGGTCCAAATATGAAAACATATGGCGAATTATTAAATAAAGTTGGTTTTCATTCATCTGGAAATCAAATATTATATGATGGAATGTCTGGGGAACAATTAGAAAGCGATATATTTATTGGACCAACATATTATATGCGATTAAAACATATGGTAAAAGATAAAATAAATTATAGAGCAAAAGGTCCCAAAACAATATTAACAAGGCAAAGTGTTCACGGTAGAGCAAATGACGGAGGATTAAGAATTGGAGAAATGGAACGTGATGGTATTATTGGTCACGGAATGTCTTATTTTTTAAATGAATCATTTTTAAAACGTGGCGATGAATATTATATGGCTGTTTGTAATAAAACAGGTTCTATAGCTATATATAATGAAACATTAAATATTTTTTTATCTCCTTTCATTGATGGTCCAATAAAATTTTCGGATGGAATAAATGATACACAAAGTATTGATACAATTACGAGATTTGGACGTTCATTTAGTATTGTAAAAATACCTTATAGTTTGAAATTATTAATTCAAGAATTACAAGTTTTAAATATTCAATTGAGAATTATAACAGATGCAAATATTGATAATTTAATGACATTGAATTATTCAAATACAATAAATAAAATGTTAAATATTGATGAAAATATTGATGATAATATTAATGAATTAACAATTTTATATAAAAAAGCAATTGAAGAAAAATTAAATATAATGAAAGAAGAAAAACAACAAAAAAATGTTGAAAAAATTATAAATGAAAAAATCGTTCAACCTTCTGATATTTGGGAAGATGAAGAAAAAATAAAATCAATATATTCAAATTCAACCGAACAATCACCACCTTATCAAGAACAACAATCACCACCTTATCAAGAACAACAATCACCGCCTTATCAAGGACAACAATCACCACCTTATCAAGAACAACAATCACCACCTTATCAAGGACAACAATCACCACCTTATCAAGAACAACAATCACCACCTTATCAAGGACAACAATCACCACCTTATCAAGGACAACAATCACCGCCTTATCAAGGACAACAATCACCACCTTATCAAGGACAACAATCATCATATTATAAAGGACAACAATCACCACCTTATCAAGTAGAACAATCACCACCTTATCAAGAACAACAATCACCGCCTTATGCACCATACTCACCTTATAATTCACAGGAAAAAGAACAATCACCACCTTATGCACCATACTCACCTTATAATTCACAGGAAGAAGAAGAAGAAGAAGAGACACCAGAAAAAGAAGAAACCGAAATATTAGGAGGGAATATTGAAAAAAAAATATTAAAAAATAAAAAAGAAGAAATAAAAAAAATGTATGATGGGTTATCCGAAAGACAGAAACAAATATTCGTTAATATGATTAATGATGAAAATAATTTGGATGAAAATAATATATTAACAAAAATAATAGAAGATGAGAAAGATGAAAAAGTTCAAAACAAAAATGATGAAGAAATAAATAAAAAAAAAATAGTTTTAATTTAAATAAATAAATAATAATATAAAAAAATGAAACTAATAATTATTATTAATTATAATAATATATAGTAAAAATGTCATTAAATAATTCAAGTAAATTAATATCAAATATTTATAATTCACGATTAAATTTATTAAAACAATTAGATTATCAAAATTATAATATTGAAAATTATGGTAATTTTAGCATAAATGAAATAAATGCAATGTATACAAATAATCAATTAGATTTATTATTTGAAAAAAAAGAAATAAATCCTGAAACAAATATAAAAGAAAAAATATTTATTAAATATTTTATTAATAAAAGTTTAAAAATAAATGATTTAGATGAAATCATCAATGAACTATTTAATTTAGAAACTATATTATCAGTTAATGATACTTTATGCATTATTGTTCGTCAAGAATTAAATGATACAATGATAGAACATTTAAAATATATTTATAATGTCGATAAACATTTTATTATTATTCAAAATTTAACGAGATTACAATTCAACATTTTGGAACATTCATTAGTTCCAAATCATAAAGTAATATTAAATGAAGAAATAGAACAAGTAAATTTAAGATATAATATAATAAATAATAATCAATTTCCTAAAATTTCAAGATTTGACCCAGTTGCATTAGCAATTGGATTACGTCCAGGACAAATATGTAAAATAATTCGTCCATCAAAAACAACGATATCCACATTTTATTATCGCTATTGTGAAAATATATAATTATAACAGAAGAAATAAAAAAACAAAACTACGAAGTATAAAATATTGGAATTTTTTAGGAGATAATGAAAGAAAAAAAATTATAATAACAGTATATAATTAATATGAATTTAATTAATAATATTATTAATAATGATAATGATAATGATAATGATAATGATAATGTTAACAATAGTGGTCGTCATCATGGTCATCATAATATAAATATTGATTATGATGAAAAAATAAAAAATATAAATGATAGTTTTTTAATGTCATTAGAAAAATATAAACAATGTTTTATTTTATACTATAAAAATATAAATTCACAAGATAATAGTTATAAAAATAATTATGAATCAATAAAAATGTTTATAGAAGAAAAAATGAATGAATTAAAAAATATGAGTAATGATATAAAAAATACAATTCAAGATGAAATTTCAAAATTTAGTAATATAAATTTAAAATTAGACAAAGAAAAAAAATATTATCTAAAAAATAATAATACAATTTATTTTTTAAAAAATGATTATAATAAATCAAAAGTAATGTTAAAAAATTCAAAATTTTTATTTAAAACATCCTATATTATTTATTTAACTTTAATCGTAGGAATTTTAATTTTATTTTTTTTAATTTACAAATTATTTAATAAATATAATTTAAAAAAATAAATTATTTAAATACTTGTTCGTTCAATTTATTAATAAATGAATATAACTTACAATACACAAAATAATTTGTTATTAAATAATTTATTAGAATATTATAATGATGAAAATAATTTAAATAAATTAATAAAAATAATCACAGGAGAAACAAAAATATCTTTAAGAATTGTTGATTGGTTTTCAACCAATTATAGTAAAAAATACTATACAAAATATACAATTGATGATCATAATGAGATAATATCGAAACAAGATAATAATATAACGACAACAAAGAATGAAAAAAAAATAATAAAAGTATACATTGATTATAAACTAAAATTAAAAGCATTTAGTAAAAAAAGATTTGATGCCTTTTGTAGAAGTAAACGTATAACTATACCATATAAAAATAAATATATTGAAACAACTTTGGGACAATTAAATTTTTTTCAATGGGCAATAAAAAATAAAATAATTGATTACATAGATGAACACTTCGAAGAAATCGAAAAAGATATGAATACGAGAAATTCAATTTCAAAAAATAAAAAAAATATTGATGATAAAGATAAAATAGATAAAACTGATAAAAATAAAATTAGAAAGAAACGTCAAGAATTAAGTTTATCGGCAACCAAATCTATTAAAAAAGAAAATGTTGAAATTATTGTTTCTTTCCATTAAATTTAATTAAATGAAGATTTATTTTGTTAAAAAATAAATATTTATATAATTTATATAATTTATTCATTAATGGATTTTTTTACTTATCAACATTTTATACTTTTAATAATAATTATTAAAATAATATTTGTATTATTATTAATTTTAAAAACAATATTAAAAAAATATAATGAAAAAAATGAAAATAAATATGTAATATTACTTGATAAAATAATAAAATATGATGAATATTTTGAAATATTTTTTCATATAACTATGGGACTTTTACTTGTTTATCTTTTTAATCCAAGATATCCAATTCAAATAAATTTATTTGATTATGAAACTCGATTATTATTATTTTTATTTGGTTGTTTAACCATTATTTATTTTATTAAAGATTTAAAGACAATGTAAATATAAATTCTAAATAAATAATATGTATAAACTTTTTAATTTAATAAAATATTCAAATATCCATTCATTCACAAAGTATAATAACAAAAAAATTATTTACACAAAAAAATGCATTGAAAATAGAAATATATTTAATGATGATATTAATAATATTTATAATAATGATATTTATGATAATATTATTATAAGATGTAAATATAAAAATATTTGTCCTTTTCCAAATCCATATCCAAATGAAAATTGTAATTATTGTTATATTTTAAATAAATTAATAAATAATACGAAAGAATAATTATTTTTTTACATTAATCAATACAATAATATCATAAAATTGATGATAATATTGATTTAAATGAACTAAAAACATTTATATTATTAAAGATTGAATAAAGAATAAATTTGCGAACTTCTTAAATTATATGCCGAATTTGTTGATAAAAATGCTATTTTATCCCATTCTATATTTAACATTTTATTTATCATATTTATTTTATCGCATGTAAATACAATTCCATAACCTTTTTTTCCAGGCAAATCTTCAAAATTCATATAGCATTTCATATTTTCTTTTCCAAAACAAGTTGAAGGAATATATATATCACATTTTCCAATCATATCTTTATTTCTAGTTGACGATATAGTCCCTCCATCTGTCATAGAGTAAATTTTCATTTTATCGTTAGTGTAATCTATAATATCATATAAATTATTATTATGATTTTTAGACCATATTTGAAATATAGTATTTATTTTAATGCGATTTCCGCAAGGTTCATAAAAATCGCTTAATAATTTTGTTGAATGAATTAAATTATAACCTTTAACTCTTTTACGTGGAACCCCTTTTCCATCACTTTCAAATAATTGCGGTAATATAAAACACACGTAATTAGCAAAATTAAACGAATGATTTATGAATTTTAAGGCAGTATGTCCCCTTAATCCAAATGGCGGATTTCCAAAAACAACAAAATTATTATTTTCATTAGGATACCAATTTAAATAATCAGCATTAATTACTGATGGATGTCGCGGTTCTATATCTAATGCTATAGTATCAGATGGTAAAACTTGTAAAAATCTACCGTCTCCTGCAGATGGTTCAATATATTTAAAATCATTTGGTTTTTCTCCATATATCTTAATTACAAGCGTAAATATTTCAAAACACTTTACCGCTGTTTCTATCGGTGTAAAGAATTGGTCTTTTTCTTTTGTCGAATAATTAGAATAATTAATTTGTATGTTTGATAATTTTAATATATCAAATTCATAATTCTTTGGGATGTCATTTAATTCAATCCAACGAGTTATAGTTCCACTAGCCACATTTAATTCTTTTGCTAGTTCATTAAGCGAATATTTTGTAAATAAACCATTTAAAATATCTAATAGATTATAATTTTGTGTATTTGATGTAATTATTATATCTGTTTTATTTTCTTCGTCATGTTCTATTAATTTGTTTTGTGTCTTATCATTTATTAAATATATCAATTCACTTTTGTTTTTTGATTTATATTTTTTAATTCCAACTTTTTCACATTTCTCTAAAAGTTCTGTTTTTGACAATTTGGTTAAATCCATTTCTTGTTATATTATTACTAATATCATTCATATTATTCCAATAAATATTTTTTTATTTCATTATTCCAACGGATATTTTCTTTAGTAAATAAAATATTCATATTTATAACTTCTGGTTTATAAGCATTTTCATCAAATAACATTTCAATGTGTTCATCATTACGAAAACGTATTGTATATGTTTGTTGAATATTTTCACGTCCAACTCTTCCTAAAGCTTGAATAATTTTTTCTTGGGTCATATTTATCATATCTTTCGCAATATAAGCGTGACAAAATTGATAATTAACGCCATAAATATAATCACTATTTGCTATAATTAAATATAAACGTTGTGTCTCTGCTAATTCTTTAATAATTTCATTATAAGATGGACTATTATTTTCTGCAAAAACACCAATTCCAAGTAATAATAATATTTTCCAATTAACTTCAACATCAAGCGACATTATTTTAATAATGGTTTCATCATTAATATCACTTGTAAATGAATTCATTAAATTAAAAGCATTCCAATGTTTTAAATGGGACATTTTATTTGGAATATATGTTTCATTTAAAGAAATATTTCTTATTATTGAATATAAATTTTGTAATTCCAAATTAATTTTATTAACACCAACATCTTTTTCTTCATTTAATGATATTTTTGTTTTTTTTGTTGTATCATCTCCTTTTATTTTTTTTTCCTTAATATCTTCTAATTCTTTCTCTAAAATTATTATTCTATTTTTAATTTCTTCATTAAAATTTATTTTTTCCATTATTTCATTCATTAAAACAATTGGAATATTTGATTGTTTAATACAAAAATCCGCAATTTTTTCAATATGATTTGAAATAAATAATGTTGGACCATCAGTTAAAGTATATGCATCTTTTGTTGTTATATATATTGCAAAATTATTTTGTTCGTTCTTTTTTTCATCTTTTATTATTTCTTCGCTTTCAAATTTTGTAATTGGTTTTCCTTCATACAGTAAATTATTTTCATCCCTAACATTATATTTTGTTATTTCTATTCCTGGACCAACACTATTTATTTTTCTCAATTTATTATAATTTTTTTGTTTATATCTGTCATTATCATTATTTGTTTCTTTAAGATATTTTTTACGATTTATTTTTAAACTTTCATAAATATTTATCCAATATTCATTTTTTATGTGTTGAAGTATTTTTAAATAATATTCTTTTATTTTAAACATATTTATTTCATTTAATCCTGTAAAATTTCTATTTATTTTCATATTATCAGGAATATAATTATTCTCATTTATTAATTTTATAAAATTAATACATTCATTTAGATCTAAATAACGCATAAGTGTTAAATTTTCAAAACAATAATTACCTATTTTTTTGACTTTATCATATTTTTCGGATAAAAAATGAGGCATCGCAACAAACCCATTACTATCTAAAATAGGTATTGTTTTTTTGCAATCATAACTTACAATATTATAAACCTCTGAATTTTCAAACCTTTCTTTAAAATCATTTATTAAATCTGGTATTTCATGACTTTTAGGTAATGTTGCTGATGATAAAACAATATTAGGTATTAAATTTTCTTTCCAATTTTTATGAATAGTTAAATGTAATGGATGATTTTCATAATCTAAAAATATTGTTGGTTCATCAAAATATGAAATTATATTTTCTTTATTAAAATGAGCCATCATATAATACATTGCAGGTAAATATGAATGAATATCACAAATAATTAATTCTACTTTTTCACCATAAGAATTATCTATTTTTTTTATACCTCCACTTTTTTTATTTAAAGTATATTCTTTTGCTGAAAAATAATGCAAACGAATATCTTCTGAACTATTACAACCAAAAGCAAAAGCTATTTTTTTTTGAATAGAAATTGCTGCCTTTGCCAAGGCTAACCCAATATGTCGTGCCGCACATATATAAATTATTTTATAATTCTCTGATAATCCTAATGGTGTTAATGTTTTACCTGTTCCGGTTGGAGCAATATATAAAATTAATTTTGGATTATTATATTTTATCACTGTAAATATCTTTTTTTGGTGTTCATATAGACTAATATCACTATATTTTATTAGGTTGTTATTTTTTTCTATATATTCAACACTATTATAAATTAAATAAACCAAATCAATATTTTCTTTAAAATAATCCAATAAACAATTAACTATTCTTTTTATTTCATTATTTATTTCTTTCACATTATTTAATGAAAGATTATAAATTGTATAATAATAATATATCCATTTCAAATTATTTATTTTATAATTTTCAAATAATTTTTCAATAAATTCAATAATTATAAATTCATAAATTGAATTATTTGATAATAAATTTTTTGAATTATTTGTTATTCTTATTATATCTGCTTTTTTTATTTTAATTTTTGTATTTATTTTATGCTTTGTTATTGATAAAAATTCATATTTATATTTTTTATAAAGTTTATCTATATCTTCAAAAAAATAAGTTTTAAAAAGATAATCATCCATTTTTATCTTATTGTTCTCATCATTATCATCCTTTGCTATTTTCAAATATCCCAACAAAGAATTTGTTTCGTTATATGTTATATTTATACAATTAAAACCTTTAACAATTAATTGAATTATTTTTATTTTATCTCCCGATAAAGGTATTTCAATTGTTTCCCATTCTTGTTTTGTCAATTTTGTTTGATTAAAATTCATTTTATTTTTTTCTTTATTAATTATTATTATTAAAATATTTAAATTCATTTTTTAATAATATATATGGAAACTACATCACCTTTTATTGTTTCTTGTCCTCATTGTTTTCAAAATATTTTAATTGAAAAAATAAATTGTGCTATTTTTAGACACGCAATGTTTAAAAATGGTGAAGAAGTTTCACCTCATTTAGATAAATTAAATTGTGATTTATTATTTGAAAAAAAATTAATTTATGGTTGTTCCAAACCATTCAAAATTATTAAAAATAATAATCTTCAATATGAAGCAGTTATTTGTGAATATATATAGCCGTCTCTTCTTTTTTAATATTTTTATTTATAATCCTGTTTTTTATTTATAAAATAGCGTTTCCATTGGTTTTGATTCATCACAATAAATATATATGTCTCCAACACAATCTTTATCTTCATAATAAGTATCAAGATTGTTTTTTTTATTTGTTACGAAATTTATAAAACTTGTTTCTTCATTCATATTATTTTGTTGATTTAACATTTTTTCATACCTCCTATAATCTCCCATATGATTTAACTTAACGTTTTTCTCATAAAACTTTTTATAATAATCACAAACTGTTGATTTTTCTTTAAAAATTTTCATAAAACTATTTTTAGTGTTTCTTTTATCATCATATTTATAATAAGAACGTCCATAATCAATTATTTTTAATATATACTCACTACGTAATGTATATGTTGATCCATCAATAATATAATTTAAATTCATATATCCTAAATTTCCATTTTTTGTTGTTACTGGAAAACATAAAACATTTTCTTCGTGTAAATCATTATGGCTATAAACTTTTCTTAAATAATAAAGTGGTAATAATATTTGATATAAACAACTCGGTAAAATATTATCTAATTCAAAATTTTGATTATTAACTGTTTTATATTTTTTAATTAATTCTTTTAATGAATATCTTACATTTATATGTTGACATAATATACTTATCATATTTCCTTTATCATTGCAACTCAATTTAATTATTTCTTCCTCTGGATAATCTGAGATATTTGTTAAACACGATTTTAATTTTTCTTGATTTAACGGAAAATTTTCATTTTGAAAATTTTGCCAATCATTAGCACTATTATATTTAAAAATACCGTAAGTTTCAGTAAAACAAGGAAAAAAATTTTTGTAATGATTTATAAAATCACGACCAACTAAATATTCATAATATAAATTATCAGAGATTAATCGTTTTGAACTTTTTAAAACAGCATAACATTCATAATTATTTCTTTTATATTTCAACATACTTATAAAACCATTAAATGATACAGCTCCTATTCGTTTTATTGGGAATTCAACATAAGAAAAATCGACAAAATTATGAAATAATTTGTTTATTTTTTCAGTTTCTTTTCCAAAAGATAAACAATCACCAGCACTCGAACAAATATGTTTTAAATAATTTGTTTTTATCTTTGATTTATTTTTTAAAAAAAATCTTTGAAGTATTTGTTTTTGTTTTATACTTCGTTCTTTAGTTGTTTTTTTTTCATTACTCAATTCAATGTTTTTTACAGGTTGCTTATTACTATTATTCATTATATTTGTTATGGTTCTTTCATTTATTTTATTTGATTCACATAATCCTGTTTTTTTATTCTTTTTTGTTCCTTTTTCACAGCGTTTTTTTTTATTCGCACTGTTATTTTTTACATTTGTTATACTTAGCTGTTTTTTATTTTTTAAAGTTTCTTGTTTTTTTAACGCTTTGCTACTTCGTTCATTTATTTTATTTGATTCACATAATCCTGTTTTTTTATTTCTTCTTGTTCCTTTTCCACAACGTTTTAACATATATATTAAATAATTTTAAAATTCTTAATTATTTATGGATAAATTTTTGTTTCCATTGTTTTTAATTTATTTGTGTAAATATTTATTTCACCAATACATTCTCTATTTTTATAATAATCATCAAAAAAATCAGTTGTATTTTTATCTGTTATGAAATTTATAAAATTATTTTCTTCATCAACAGGGTTTTTAATATTTAACATTCTACGATATCTTACATAATCTCCCATATAATTTAATTTAACATTTTTATCATAAAATTTTCTATAATAATCACAAACTGTTGATTTTTCTTTAAAAATTTTCATAAAACTATTTTTAGTGTTTCTTTTATTATCATATTTATAATAAGAACGTCCATAATCAATTATTTTTAATATATACTCACTACGTAATGTATATGTTGATCCATTAATAATATAATTTAAATTCATATATCCTAAATTTCCATTTTTTGTTGTTACTGGAAAACATAAAACATTATTTGTGTGTAAATCATTATGGCTATAAACTTTTCTTAAATAATAAAGTGGTAATACTATTTGATATAAAGTATTTGGATATAGATAGTTGAGATAAGGTGTATTTGATATCAGATATTGGTGTGATAATTCTTTTAATGAATATCTCACATTTATATGCTCGCATAATATACTTATCATATTTCCTTCATCATTACAACTTAATTTAATTATTTCTTCTTCTGGATAATCTGAGATATTTGTTAAACACGATTTTAATTTTTCTTGATTTAACGGAAAATTTCCAGTTTTAAAATCATCCCAATCATTAGCACTATTAAATTTGAAAATACCGTAAGTTTCAGTAAAACAAGGAAAATAATTTTTGTAATGATTAATAAAATCACGACCAACTAAATATTCATAATATAAATTATCTGAATCTAAATTTTGTGAACTTTTTAAAATAGCATAACATTCATAATCATATTTTTTATATTTCAACATACTTATAAAACCATTAACTGATACAGCTCCTATTCGTTTTATTGGAAATTCAACATAAGAAAAATCAACAAAATAATTAAATAATTTATTTATTTTTTCAGTTTCTTTTCCAAAAGATAAACAATCACCAGCACTCGAACAAATATGTTTTAAATAATTTGTTTTTATCTTTGATTTATTTTTTAAAAAAAATTTTTGAAGTATTTGTTTTTGTTTTCTTCCTTTAATTGATATATTTTTTTCATCAATCATTTGACTGTTTTTTATAGTTAGTCTATTAATTTTATTTGGTTCACATAATCCTGATTTATTGTTCCTTCTTGTTCCTTTTTCACAACGTTTTTTTTTATTAACACTTATGTTTTTTACATTTGTTATGCTTTGTTGTTTTTTATTTTTTAAAGTTTCTTGTTTTTTCAATTCACTACTTCGTTCATTTATTTTATTTGATTCACATAATCCTGTTTTTTTATTTCTTCTTGTTCCTTTTCCGCAACGTTTCAACATTCTTTATATATAAGAAGAAACAAAAATTTATAATTTTATAGACAAATAATTTTTTTATAATATTGCATTAATATTTATTTAATCAATATATTCTTTCGCCATAAAAAGCTCGAGCTTTTTATTAGTCTTATTTTTATAATAATCATCTTTTAAAGTTTTTTATTTTATTTGATAATATAATAAAAATTGATTTATAATTTTATAATTATTTCGTAATTATATTATCAAAATCAAAATGAACTCCACAAATAATGGATATATTTATGTTAGAAATCATCCATCGTATGATATTTATGATGCGTGTAAAATGGGTAAAGCAAATAATATTCCTGAAAGGGATACACAATATGCTACTGGTGAGATTAAGAGAGGATATTTTGAAGCGGTCTTTCAAGTTCCTATTGAAAAGTTGGGAATTGTTGAACGCTTATTACAAAATAAGTTTCGTGAATTTAACGTTAAATATGATGCAGGAACGGAATTTTACGATAAAAAAATTATTACTCTTATTGAACCTTATTTAATTATACTTGAAATTAAATATAAAAAATTATCCAATCAAGAAATTAGTAATTGTTTAAGATGCAATAGAGTAAAAAAAACAATGAAAAAAATAAATATTAAATCATTAATTTATATACTAAAATCTAAAAGAACAAATAACAAAACTATTTCATACATAGCAAGAAACGACCAAACTATTATTATTGACAAATCATATGAATATTTTAAAGTTAATGAAAAAGGATTATTAATAATTCCTTGTGGAGTTGGAAAAACTTTAATTTCATTATGGATCACAGAAAAATTAAAATCAAATACTATTCTTATTGGTGTTCCTAATAAATTATTATTGAAACAATGGGAAGAAATTATTTGTGTTTTGTTTCAAAACATTCCATATTTAATTGTTTCAGGTGGTGTAGATATTAAAAATATCATGTTATTTTTAGAAAATAATCAAAAAAATGTATTGTAATAACTACATATTCATCTGCACATAAAGTATATACCGCAACACATAATATAAAGTTTACATTTACTATGAAAATAAATGACGAATGTCATCATTTAACTTCAATTAATATACAATTAGCACACACTTCAAAAAAATATATTCAAATGTTAAACATTCCATCTGTAAAACAATTATCATTAACTGCAACACTTAAACAATTGGAAAGTATGTGTGATGATAGTATTGTAGTTTCAAATGATAATATTGAATATTTTGGAGAAATAATTGATAGAAAATGTTTGCTATGGGCGATTAATGAAAATATTATTTGTGATTATAATATTCAAACCATTATTACAAATGAAGAACAATTAGAACAACAACTATCAAGATTTAATATTTTTGAAGAAAATGATAAAAGGTTATTTTTGAGTGCGTATGCATCTTTGAAAAGCATATTTGACGGACATTCACATCATTTATTGATATATTCAAATAACAAAGATAACTCATTAAAATTAATTGAATATATAAAAATTCTCTTACAAGATAATTACTTTGATATACCTGATTTATATTATTCAAATTACCATAGTGAAATGAAATCAAAAGACCAAAAAAAAATAATCAATAATTTTGAAAAGGTGAAATTTGGAATAATTACTTGTGTTTATTGTTTAGGTGAAGGTTATGATAATCATAATATTGATGCTGTAGTATTTGCTGAAAATATGAGTTCAAATATACGTATAGTTCAATCAGCATTAAGAGCAAGTAGAAAAAACAAACTTCAACCTAATAAAATTACAAAAATTATTTTACCAATTTTAAATAAAGATGATTGGTTAGAAAATAATAATAATCCTGATTTAAAAAAAGTTAGAGAAGTTATTTACCAAATGGGATTAGAAGATGAAACTATTACTCAAAAAATTAAGGTGTTTAGAATTGAAATTGAAAAACAGAAACCAAAACTAAGAGAAAAAGAAGAAAATGAAATAGTTGATGAGTTTGGCGAATATGACGATGAATTAACACAAAAACTAAGATTAAAAACAATAAAAAGAACTGCACTTTCTATAACATATGAAAAATCGAGAAAAATAATTGCTGATAAAAACATAAAAAGTAAAGAAAGTTATTATGAATTATGTGAAAGAGATAACAGATTATCCAAAGAACCTGAAATAGTATTCAAAGGACAATTTACAAACTGGATTGAGTATTTAAGTATTGAACGAAAATATTATGATTTGGAAACTTGTATTCAAAAAGTAAATGAATTATTAATATTAAATAATAAAATAAAAAAACATTATTTAGATTTGTCAATTGTGTGTAATGAATTATGTAAAATAGACGAATTATTTCCACCAAATGGGTTATGGGTTGAATACTATAGTGTAAAAGATTTACGAGATATAATTATTATCACTAATAACAAAAAAAAAATGGGTGTTATGTTATAAATATTTGAATGTCATAGTGTTTAAAAATTAATAAGGAAAAAATACTTTTTTATATAAATATAATAAAAAATGATTTATTTTAATATAAAGAAATAAATACTTATAAAATATAATGGAAATGTCAAAACAGTATTCTTGTGATTTGTGTAAAAAAGTTTTTAATCAAAAAATTGATTTTACAAGACATAAAAATAAAAAAGCACCTTGTATAACATTAACTGAAATGCAAGAAATTAATCAAATAAAAAAAGTTAAAATGGATAATAAAACTACACTTGTGAATACTTTTAATAATATAATGGATTTATTGAGAGATAATGAAGCATTGGTTGGTCCAAAAGCACTATTAAACTGGATACCTTTATTGATATTAAAAATGATAGAACCTCATTTTGGAAGTGAAATAAATATTGATGATTATCAATATGATTTTAGTCATATTGAAGATGAAATGATTGAAAAACATAAAAATAAATTATTAGAAATTGTTCGTTTTAGTAATCTGTCAAATGAAAAAGAGGATAATATTCCTGTAATTATGAAATATTTATGGGATGATATTTTATCAAATCATCCTACTACAAAAAATATATTTTTAAAGGGAAAACATCTTTTGATAAAAAATAAATCAACATATAAAAAGGTAATTGATAAAATAAATACAATAAATTTAAATGTTGATAATGATATATTAGGTGATGCTTATGAAGAAATATTTAAAAATGTTATGATTGGAAAAACATTCGGTCAATTCTTTACCCCCACACCAGTTAAAAATATTATGGTAAAATTAATTAATCCACAAATACATCCTGATGGAAAAATAGATACTTGTGGAGACCCTACTATGGGAACTGGTGGTTTCTTAATTGAATATTTAAAAAACATTTTACAACAAGCAAATTCTAAAAATATTAAACCAGATTGGGATTTTATCAAAACTGAAGGATTATATGGTAAAGAATTAGATGAAGATACTTATCAACTTGCAGTTTCAAATATGTTAATCTCATCAGGTCATATGTTTGAAAAATTAGAAAGAGGTGATAGTATTCGTGAACCCATAACTAGGAAGTTTGACAATATTCTTGCAAATCCACCATTTGGAATTAAAGGATTAAAATATGATGATTTTCAAAGTTCATTAAAAAATGAATATATTCCCATTAAGACAGATAATGCCGTTTCTTTGTTTATTCAAGCAATTATTTATATGTTAAAGATTAATGGTAAATGTGCTGTTGTATTACCTGACGGACAAGATTTATTTTCAAAAAATAACGCTACATTAGTTGCGATTAGAGAATATCTTATGAAAACTTGTGATTTGAAAGAAATTATATATCTACCATCAGGTATATTTACATACACAACCATTAAAACTTGTGTGTTTTACTTTGTGAAAAAGAGAGAAGGAACTGATGTTTTGGAAACCAAAATTAAAGTATCAAAAACTCAAAAAGAAAGAGGTAGAGATTACAAGTTTTCAAAAACACATCAAACAACTAAAGTTAAGTTTTATGATTACAACCCTTATGAAGATGTTAAAAATCTATTGGTTGAAGTTCCTATTGAGAAAATTGCGAGTAATTCGTATATACTTAATTATGCTGAATATATGAAAGATGAAACCGAAGAACAAGCATATGAAGAAGGTGTCGTTGTGAAAACACTTGGAGAATTATTTAAATTAAATGGTAATGGCAAAACAAATTCAAAAGATATTACAAATACAGGAGAATACCCATTTTACAAAGCATCTTGTAATAATCCAAGTGGAACGCATAATACATTTGATTTTGATGGTAAAGAATATTTGCTTATTATTAAATCAGGTGGAAGTTCATCTAAACCAATTAGTGAGAATTATGGTATAGGGAAAGTGTTTTTAGTTAATGGTAAATGTGCAGCAAATATAGCAGTATTTCAATTATTACCTAAAACAAATGATAACTTTAAATATTTATCTTATTATCTAAAATCAATTCAAAATAAAATACAAGAATTAGCAAAATATTGCACTAATAATGGAAATATTGATATGAAAGAATTAATAGAAATAAAAATCCCAATCCCATCACTTAAACGCCAAGAAGAAATTGTAAAATATTTAGATTTCATATATGAAAAATCAAACAAAACAAGTAATGAGAAAATTGCTGAATTAAAGCAACTGAATGAGTTTTGTTTGAGTAATCAAACATTATTTGGTGATAATATTGTAAAAGAATTAAAAGATGTATGTGATATGTCTATAAAAGGAAATACAAATTCAAAAGAAATTTCAAACACGGGAGAATATCCGTTTTACAAAGCAAGTGTATCTAACCCGTCTGGAACACATAATACATTTTGTTTTGATGGTATTGAATATTTATTATTTATTAAATCTGGTGGTAATTCATCAAATCCATTAAGTTTATCACACGGAATAGGAAAAGTATATTTAGTTAATGGTAAATCATCGGGTAATACAGAGGTTGTAAAAATAAAAAATAATGATTTTGTAATGTTAAAATATTTATACTATTATTTAAAAAACGAACAATTTAATATACAAAAATTGGCGAAATATTCAACTAATTTAGGTCATATAGATATGAATAAGTTTAAAGAGTTTAAAATTCTAGTTCCTTCAATTGAACGCCAACAAGAGATCGTTGAATATTGTGAATATAATGATACACTCATTAAACAATTAGAAAAAGAGATTGAAAATAATAAAAAACAAGCACAACAATTTATTATAGGTATTGTAAAAGCACAAGTTCAAACAGAAGAACAAATTGATACAAGTTCAGTAAATACAAAATCCACAAATGAAGTTCAAGATGAAATAGCAACTGTTGAGGAAGAAGTTTTTATTGAACCAAAACAGAAGGTTAAAAAAATAGTTAAAAAAATAAAAAACCCTGTTTTTATTATTGAAGAAGAAAATGAAATATGAGTTTTAATAAGTTATATAAAATATTATGTAATTCCACAACAAAATAATGATAAAGAATTAATTTTCAATGCGATAAATATTAAAAGTTGGATTTGATTGATAATTTAAAATATTATTACATTTTCCAATTGTTTGAAAATTTTCAAATCCATATATATCTTGTAATAATAACCATTCAAATAAACCCCCATAATATAAATAAACATTATGAAATCCTAATGCTATTAATTGATTATATTTAGTTATGACTTTTTCATCATTGCAATTTTTACCATAAATAATAATATTAATTAATTTATTTTGTATTAAAAGTTCATTTATTGTTTTTTCTTCATTTTCCCAAGATAAAGTATTTTTTATTAAACAATTTTGTTCTGTATGATCTAAAACATTAATAATAATATATTTATCTTTATGTTGAAATGAATATTTTAAATCTTGAAAATTTATTTTTGTTTTTGTCATTTGTTTATTTCCCATAAAAATAAAAGATTAAAAAATTTTAAATAATTATTTAAAAATTCATTAAATAATTATTACAATAATATATTTCAATATTTATTTTTTTCAAAAAAAATACTTGTATTTTTTCATAAGTTTTAAATATCTAAATTAATTGAAGAAATATTTTTATCGCTTTTTTTTCTGCCACTTTTTTTTGGTAAATTTATATTTCCATTTAATTCTTTCAAATCTTTTAAACTTATTGTGCTACTATTATTTGTTTGTATTCCATCATTTAAGGAACTATAATCATCATATATATTATTTGGATTATATTCAGGAAGTTTAGTTATTGGTTTTTCTTGAATATTTATTGTTTTAGTTTTTAATTTTCCTAACAATTCATTTATATCACTTGGTCCTTTCATTTCATTTCTATTACTTTTTTTAAATGTTTCTTGTTGTTTAAATCCTAAATTTTTATCATAATTTGCATTATTTTCATTAATATTAATTCCATCTTCTTTAAAACTATTTGAATAAGAAAATTGACCGTATGAATTATTTCCTCCACGAGATGAATAATTATTTGATTGTTGTGGTTGTTGTTGTGAATATTGAGAATTTTGTGTTTGTAATGGTGGTGGTGGTCCTTTTCTAGTTGTATCATTTAATACCCCATCCATAAAATTAGATAATCCGGGTGCTGATGAAGACATACTATTTACAGCAGCTTGTTGAAATGATTTCATTAAATCGGGATTTTGTTTTAAAATATCATCCATATTGGGCATTGCTGTTTTAAACATTGTATTTGTCATATGAACCATCATTGCAGAACCTCCTAATTGAAACATTAATTTTAATTCAGGAGCAAGTTTTGCTTTTGACTTATATTTTTCATACAATTCTGTAAATACTTCATCATAATCATTTATATTTTCGGTTATTTGGTCGCTTAATCCATCTAATTTAATGTCAAATGGGTCAAATTTATTATTTAAAAATTCAATTCCATTTATTAATGCTAACATCATATTTCCTTGAAATTTAATTGAATTTGATTTATTTTTTTCTTCAATAATTGTTTCATATTCTCCTTGCATTTCTGCTAATGAACTATCCATATTATATTTTTTACTTAATTCAACACCTTTTTTTTCAAGGGTTTCCAACATTCTTAAAAATTTAAATTTTTCTCTTAATAGTTCTTCTTTATTCATTTGTGGAGGTTTAGGAACATTATATGGAATTTCATTAAATTGTTGATAATCGTTATTTTCTTCCTGATAACGTGCCGTTGATTTACCTAATGACGGTAATTTTATTTCAGGTTCTAAGTCATCATTTTGATTATCATCAAAACTTATTGTTTTTGTTGAATTAAATAAATCTGATTTCAAAATGTGTTCTTCTTTATCATTATGCTTCGCTCCATTCATTTTATTCAAATCATCATAATCATTAAATAATTTATTATCGAATGATAAATCATTTAAATCTTTTTCTAAATCATTAAAATCTTCAAAACCAATATTTGTTTTTTTTGTTTTTTCTTTTTTATCAATATTCATTAATAATTCTAAACCTCCACCAAAATTAGAAGATTGTAAATTATCATTTCCTAATTCAATTATTTCTGGTTTATTCATTAATATAATTATTTATTAACATTATTTTAAATACTAAACGAATAAATTAATATTATATTTTGTTATTATTATTTCCAATGCAATATATTTTAAATAAAACCCATATGAAATATATCGGTAAGCAATTCAAATACTCTTGATTTGTTATCTGTAATTTTTATTTAAAAAAAATGAAAAAATAAAATAAATGAAAATTATAAAATATAATATCAGCATAATGAAACTTATTAATTGGATTGATATAAATAATTTAAATTGGAGTTGTCTTTCAAAAAATGAAAATTCAATAGATTTGTTAAAAGCGAATCAAGATAAAATAAATTGGTATTATTTATCATTAAATCCAAATGCAATACATTTATTAAAAGCGAACCAAGATAAAATAAATTGGCATTATTTATCACAAAATCCAAATCCAAATGCTATTGAATTATTGCAAGCGAATCAAGATAAAATAAATTGGTATTATTTATCATTAAATCCAAATGCAATAGATTTATTACAAGAGAACCAAGATAAAATAATTTGGCATTATTTATCACAAAATCCAAATGCTATTGAAATATTAGAAAATAATAAAGATAAAATAAATTGGTGTTGTTTATCAATTAATCTAAATGCAATACATTTATTACAAGAGAACCAAAATGAAATAAATTGGTCTATGTTATCGAAAAATCCAAATGCAATACATTTATTGGAAGCAAATCAAGATAAAATAAATTGGTTTAATTTATCGTTAAATCCAAATCCAAATGCTATTGAATTATTGGAAGCGAATCCAGATAAAATAAATTGGCGTTGTTTATCGTTAAATCCAAATGCTATAGATTTATTAAAAGCGAACCAAGATAAAATAAATTGGGAGGATTTATCACAAAATCCAAATGCTATTGAAATATTAGAAAATAATAAAGATAAAATTGATTGGCATTATTTATCAATTAATCCAAATGCAATTGATTTATTAGAAGTGAACCAAGATAAAATACATTGGTATAATTTATCAGCAAATCCAAATATTTTTGAGTTTAATGGTTATTTATTAAAATAAGACTTCGGATAAATAAAAAATCAAATCTAAAAAACAGAATAAAAAGATGAATAAAATTTATAAATAAAATTAATTCCACAAAATATGTCTTGCTAAATTATTTGCACTATATGGATTTTTTTTCCAATCTCCTTTTATTTTTAATGTTCTTGTTAAATAATTTTTTCTTCTTTTTGTGTTTTTGTGTTTAGTAAAATCTTCGTATGGAATTTGACCAAAATGAACCCATTTATTTTGTTTTCTATCACAAATCATATATTTTTTTTCTTTTTTTGTTGATGGATATAAAATTGCTTTTTTCCCAAGATATTTAAATGCTTTTATTTGTGCTATTTTTGGATTAGAATATTTTAATATTTTTTTTGTAAACTTTTTATTCACCATTTTATAATTACCTGATATTATTTTATGGATAAGAAAATAACGAAAAGTAATATGACACCCACAATGAAGCATTATCATAAGATTATGAAGTATAACAAAGTGTAAAGAAATTGAAAATTCATTAAAAGAAACTTATTTAGATTATACTATTGATTGCGGAATATTAAATTGGAGTGTGTATAATAGAAAAATACTAACTGCAGGACTTTCAAATATAAAAACATTTGAAAATGGAGGAATAAAAATAGACCATTTGGAAGATTTCTTAAATATTATTAATGTTTATTGGAATGAGGATGATTATTATTCATATTTTAGAGAAATTGGAACTAAAATAAGAATAAGATTTGAATAAGGGTTTAATTACATAAATTAATAATTCTTAATAATTAAATGTTTTGTATTAATTTCATCTCCAATACGATTATCATATAATTTAAATCTGTATTTTTTATCATATTCAGAAACTATATAACCATTATATAATTCTTCTATAAATTTTGTTTTTCCAATTACCATTAA